CGGACATCTTCCTCGCATCTGATGCGTGTCCTCGTCCTACTCCAGCGGGAATCGACCGCGAGATCGAGTGGTGGAGTTGGGTCAGATCATCTGGCAAATCGGATGCCATCAAGCTCGTCTCGACTGCGATCATGCCGCAACCGATATCGACTCCGACCGCTGCTGGGATAATCGCCCCAACAGTCGGTATCACCGAACCGATAGTGGCACCCATCCCTATGTGGGCGTCGGGCATCAAAGCTACATGGTTCATCACGAACGGAAGCTGTGCTGCCATCGCTGCTTGGTCGAGCGTTCCCTCTTCAACGTCACTTCCCCAGGACAGCAACTTCGGCCTTGCCATGTTTGGCATCTCGTACCCCTCTTCTTCGTCGTCTCGATATCCGTGTCCCCACACTGCCACAAACGACCACTAGACACAACCCCCTATTTCCCCCTACACTACGAACCATGGCAGAATGGAAAACAAGCGATATCGTTGCTCGCGACAGGGAGCTCAAGAGCACGATGACGGTGCTCGAGTACCTTGACCAAACCGAAGACGTGCCGTGGGAGAAGGTCCCCCATGAATCGATGAAGGCATATCGGGCATTCTGTGCCTACCGCGATGCTGGCCGACGGCGCTCAATCACCTACCTGCGCGGTCGCGGCATTGCAGTAGCGAACATCTGGCCGCAGGCTTACAAGTGGGCCCTACGCTCTCGCCTCTACGACGAATACATCCTTGCCTCTGAGCAGATCGAACAGCACAAGCTCAACCAAGATATGAAGCTCAAGCATGCCGAACAAGCAGCAGCAGCACTTGACGGCCTCATGGCACCGTTCATCGAGTTCCAACGCCGAGCAGACCAGGAACCCGAGCGCCTTGAAGAAGACATGGCAGAACTTGATGGCAAGAAGCTCATGTCAACGATGCAAGCCTCTGCTAGAGTCCTACAACCCATCATGTCTGCGGAGCGGCTTGCTCGAGACATGCCAACTGAAATGGTGGAAACGCATGTTCAGGGTCAGATCACCGTTCAAGATTCACCGGAGGCGCTAGCTAGTGTCCTCGGAGTCCTTGCTGAAACAGGTATCCTTGCTTCCCTCGTCGGAACGGGCCCGATTATTGACATTGTTGACCCCGCGGACGAACAAGTGGGTCAAGATGAACCCACATCCGAAGCAAGCGGCCTTCCTGCTGGCTCCCCAGCGTGAGGTTCTCTTTGGTGGGGCGGCCGGTGGTGGTAAATCAGAAGCAGCCCTTGCTGCCTTCGCTCAATACGCTGATGTCCCATTTTACAAGGGCATCATCTTCCGACGCACCTTCACCGACCTCAAGCTTCCTGGTGCCCTCATGGATCGCTCTCATGAATGGTGGGACAACACCGAGGCGAAGTGGAAGGCCCAGGATCACGCTTGGCAGTTCCCATCAGGTGCCGTCCTTCAGTTCGGCTTCCTCGAGCGCGAGGCAGACAAGCTCAAGTACCAGGGCGCCAACTTCCACTACATCATGTTCGATGAGCTCACACAGTTCACCGAATCTCAATACACATACCTATTCTCCCGTCTTCGCAAGCTCACCAAGGATGAACTTGAGAAGTACGGGATCAACTTCGACATCCCACTCCGCATGCGATCAGCGTCGAACCCAGGCGGACCAGGCCATGAATGGGTCAAGAAGCGTTTCATTGGAACACCAAACGAACCCGTCAACCACCCCAACCGCATCTTCATCTCGTCACGCCTCGAGGACAACCCTTCTCTTGACCAAGAAGAGTACGAGATCTCCCTCTCAGAACTCGACCCGATCACTCGCGCTCAACTCCGCCTTGGTGACTGGACAGCCGATGCTCGCGGTGGCATGTTCAAGAAGGTCTGGTTCAACCTCAAAGAGGACAAGCCTCGTCACTTCACTTACATCTGTCGGTTCTGGGACCTAGCAGCAACCGAGGCAAAGCTCGGCGAGGATCCCGACTACACGGTTGGTCTCCTCTATGGTCTCGACGAGGACGGTGAGACATGGATCCTCGACGTTCAACGTCTCCGTGAGTCCTCAGCAACCGTTGAGAGAACCATCAAGGCAACGGCCCTTACTGATGGCCCCGATGTTGAAATATGGATGGAACAAGAACCGGGCGCATCAGGCAAAGCGCTCATCTCTCACTACCGCCGCAACATCCTTGCCGGCTACACATTCCGCCGTTACCTCCCTTCCGGCAAGAAGGACGTGCGCGCTCGTCCCGTTTCCGGTGCAGCCGAAGAAGGTACGGTGAACGTGATCTACGGTGGCTGGAACCTTGCATTCTTCGACGAGCTCTCCAACTACCCAGACTCACTTCACGACGACCAGATCGATGCGTTGTCTGGTGCACATGATGTGACGCAGAAGGTGCAGAGGTTGACGGATACGAAGAAGCAAGCGAAACAGACATCGGGATATTGATGGTGCATAGGTCTCAACTCAAGCCCTCATTTATCGCTCGCCTCCGTTGCCACTTCCTTGGTCATTTCTGGAAGTTCAGTGGCATGGAGCAACCAAACGCCTACAATGGAACGGGCTACATAGTCCATACGTCATGCTTGCGCTGTTGGAAAGCGAGAACTCTTACGAATCCCGCTACTAGCATTGCAGCCAAACGAACACAGGAGTGATCGTGGGCCTGCCTATATCTGATCTGCCTCAAGAAGACACGGCACAGCTCTCTGACGAGCAAGCCTACTCGATCATTCGCACCGTAGTAACGGAGATGGAGTCCTCCAACACCGAGATGGATGAGTCTCGCGACTACTACAACGGTGAGCAAGAACTCAAGTACTCGACCACCGAGTTCAAGCGCGCCTTCGGGACGCTCTTCGATGACTTCAAAGCCAACTGGTGTGACGTTGCGATCACCGCAACTCAGAACCGCCTAGAGATGGATCGCATCGTCTTTCGTGATGGAGAGCTCGGTGAGATTGATGACGACTCAACGTCCGCTGTCTGGAACGTGCTACGCGACAACGACATCGATGAACTCGAGAATGACCTCTACTCATCTGCAATGATCGAGTCCCGTGCAGCGGTGATCGTGTGGCCTGGCGGAGAGAACGACGACCAGGATGTCCTTTTGACTGTCGAGCGCGGTCAGGTGATCTTCATCTCCTACTACGACGACAACCCTCGTCGGCCACAGTTCGCAGTCAAGAAGTGGCGCACCTCCCTCGGTGAAGTGTTCGTCACCCTCTACACGGAACCCTTTGTCTACAAGTACAAGGTTCCACAGCAGTTCGTTGAGTTCTCATCGGACATCTTCGACAAGTCAACGTTCGACACATCTGGCTGGGAGAAGCGCACGATATCCGGTGAAGAATGGCCCCTGCCCAACCCGTTCGCCCGTATCCCTATCGTTGAGTTCCGTGCTCGCAAGAACCGCTCCGAACTCAAGAACATCATCCCGATCCAAGACGCCATCAACAAGACCATCATCAACATGATGGTGGCTGGCGAATACGCCTCTCACACCCAAACCTACATCATCTCATCGAATGAGGAACCAACTGGTGGGTGGAAGAAGCGTCCTGGTGGAGTTTGGCAGATCCAGCCTGAGGTTGACCTCGACGGCAAAGCGCTACCAACTGCTGTCGGCTCTCTCCCCTCAGAGGATCCTTCCAACTTCATTCAGATCATCGAGCACTTCCTTGCTGAGTTCTCGAACCTCTCCTCAACCCCCGGCTACTACATCTTCAACTCAAACTCGCAATCCGGTCGCGGCGATGCCCCGTCTGGTGACTCGCTCAAGGTATCGGAAACCACCCTCATCAAGAAGGTCGAGAACTACCAACAGCGCTTTGATCGTCGTTGGATCATGGTTGCTGAACTCATCCTCGAGGCCCTCGGCAAGCGCAAAGTACCCGAGTACGCTGAAGTCAATTGGACGAACCCACAGAAGCACTTCATGGGCATGATCCTTGAGGAAGGTCGCAAGATGATCGATGAGCTCGGTCTCCCTCATGAATACGCATGGGCGCACATTGGGCTGTCTGAGGCACAGATCCGTGATGCAAAGCGTGAGATGGAGAAGCGTCAAGAGGACGAACTCAAGCGCGAACAAGCCATGAAAGCTGCGTCTCAACCTGATCCCAAAGCTGGCGGATCGGCCGATTCATCGACCACTCGCTCGACTGAAGACCAAATGAAAAACGGCTCAACGCCAAACAACACCTAACCACCCACATCATTGATACGCATAATCAACTACATATGCGTATACTCGCCAGCGAACGTTCGGTACACCGTACACATGTCCGGTATACCGAACAGCTTGGCAAATTACACCATTGTGGTTTACCATGACAATGACTAGAGCGTGAAACTAGAACAACACGCACGGAAGCCTGATCGACAAGCAGGCACCGAATGGAGGTTCGGATGAATGGATGGCCTTTCGCCCTCTGGGGTGGAGACGGTTCAGATGACGGTGATAACGATGAAAGCTCTGATGAGGATGAAGAGTCCTCGGAGGAACCAGAATCGGTATCGATGACCAAGAAGGATCTCGAGGCAACGATCGCAAAGGCGGTCTCTCGAGCGACTCGGAAGGACAGGAAGTCCCAGCGCGAATCCCTCGGGTTCGAATCGCAGGAGGCCCTGGCTGAGTTCGTGAAGGCAGCAAAGGAAGCTGAGAGCACGAACAAGAGCGATGCTGAAAAGGCAGCAGCCGACCTGGAAGCAGCGAGGCTCAAGCTCTTGGCCGACGAAACATCCCTTGGTCAACAGCGCATCGACTTGACAGTCGAGCGTGCAGTCATCATGACCGGCATCATCGACGAGGCCACCGTCAAGCGGATTCGAACGCTTGTTCGTTCTGAGCTTGGTAACGACTTCGATGCTGACTCGCTAGTCGATGAAGTAACGGATGCATTGGATGCGGTCAAGGCCGACATCCCTGCATTGTTCGACTCGCAAAAGAAGTCCTCGGGATCCGGGGATGGTGGGAAGGGCAACGTCAAGCCAGACACAGACGAGGAAGCCGAGAAGAAGCGTCTCGAGAAGTACCGTGAGGAATACGCACGCAAGTACGGAACCGTCACGGCAAGCCAGTAAGCAACCAAGGAGATCCTGAATATGTCGAGACCCGACAAGATCACAGGTCGATTCCGCGGTGTTGTGGCACAGGCGACTGCTATCGCTGGAGTCTTCGGACCCGCTGGTAGCGAGGACCTTGCTCTCGTGAAGATGGACGGCAATGGAGAACTGGTCCTGGCTACCCAGGGCGAAGCAGTCGGCGTCATCGTGACGACCGAAGGCAAGGCAAGCTCCAGCGTTGCGAACTTCCTCACAGCAGCAGCAGGTTCCGTCGTCACGGTGTACACACACTGTGAGATCGTGGATGACAGTGCAACTGTTGGCGACGAATACTGGTCCACTGCGGCCGGCGACGTTGTCACCGTTGTTCCTGCCGGCACACCAGTCCAGAAGGTTGGTGTCGTTCTCAACAACGACCCAGCCAAGGGTGGCACACGCACCCTGTTCAACATCGTTCCGTACAGCTTCTAGGAAAGGAGTCAACAATGAATGAAAACACAGTGACTTCTTTCGACGAAGCACTTGAACGGTTCACGGCCCTCTACGGCCCTGTCCCTCAGCACATCTCCGGAATGGCCCCGTTCCTCTTCGGTGCAGACGATGCACCGGGTGGTTTCCACCAGCGCTCTGACGTTGGTGAACGGTCGACCGTTGACGGAACCCCCCTCGAGACCCTCTGGGATGAGTTCCGTTCTCGCCTGAGTGTCTTCAACCAGCAACATTCCTTGTGGGTCGGGACCTTCGGGTCTCCGGTCACGGGAACCACCATGCGAGTTGCTATCCCGCGTAGGGCGAAGATGGAAAGGGCGACCGAGTTCGGCCAGCCTTCCCTGATCCGCACCGAGCGTGTGGCGCGAGCGTTCTATCTCGACCACTGGGATATTGGTATCGGCTTCACTCAGGAGTTCCTGGATGATGCAACCGACGCTGAGATCCAGGCCAACCGTCTCCTCGTTGAGGAAGCATGGATGGCTCGTCAGCGAGAGAACGTCCTCGAGCTGCTCATGCGGAGCTCGAACTTCACCGACGCCAAGGAAGGGCTTGCTGTCAAGCGGCTCTACAACGGTGACGGTGAGATTCCACCGGAGTACGATATCTACACGTTCTCCGGTTCGCATACTCACTACCTGACGACTGCTGGTGCAGCTCTCGTCGAGGCTGATCTCACGACCATCGAAGATGACCTCATCTCCCATGGTTATGGCGACAACAGCTCTGGTGGTGCCGGTGGCGAACTCCTGCTCTTTGCTCCACGAGACCTCGTGGCGAAGATCCGGACGTTCACCTCGTTCATCCCTGCTGCTACGTCTCAGATCGCTGAGATCCTGCCGAACAGCGGTGTGATCGTTGGTAACCGTCCAACGGGAGCTGGCTGGAAGATCGAGGGAACCCTCGGCAAGCTTGCGATCATCGAGTCGACTGCAATCCCTGCAGGCAACCTTGTGGCAACCACCACAGCCGGTCAGCTTGCTCCTGGGAACGTTCTCGGGATTCGTCAGCACATCAACCCATCGGTGCGAGGCCTTCGCCTCAATCCAGGGCGCAACGACTACCCACTGCTCGATTCCTTCTACGACGGCTACATTGGTGGCGGCGTGAAGCATCGTGGAGCGGCTCTGGTGATGCAGGAAACTGCGGGTGCCTACACCGATCCGGTCTAGGAAACTAGGCCACTAACAAGAAGAGAGCGGCAGGAGGTACCCCTGCCGCTCTCTTTGCGTTATGGTTACACCTACAAGCACCGGGATCGAACGAGATCGAAATCGAAAGGGCTCAACAATGAGAGACATCTGGAACGACAACGACTACACGCCTGATCAGGTCAACGCCTTGGTGACTGCGAACCGCGATTACCGTTCAGGTGGAGAACCACAGAAGGCACAGATCCTCGTGATGCAGATGGAACAGGGCCTCCCGTTCGATCAGATCAAGCTACCGGGTGACGTTTCTGATGCTCGAGAGCGCCGGCTGGCACTTCGCCCCGAGACGACCGTTGATCCAGGCCTCCTTGATGTCCCACCGCGACACGGTAGGGGCTCAGGTCAAACCGTCTGGCAAGAGTTCGCAACGCTCGTCTCAACCATGGATGAGGAAGTTATTGATCAGTTCACTCGCGACGAGATCATCCAGATCCTCATCGATCGTGACATCATCGATGGCGACAAGACCGCGGTTGATGATGATCTTGATGGAGCCATTGCAGCCAAGGACATCGTTCATGTAGATGAGCCCGAGCTTGACATCATCGCAGGTGCAGTGGTGTTCGGGGGCGATGGGGACGAAACTAATTGATCGATTGATAGCAACTGAACCTGTCATGGGGTAATATCACGGAAATGCCAGAGATGTCATTCATGTGACTACACTACCCTGTAGCATTGTCGCTACCAGGAAGGGCTTGGATATGCGAACACTGACGATGACGAATGACGCAAACCATGCAGACATCGAGTCCTTGCGTGGCTTCAACATATGGGAAACCGCTGCTGCAACGGCGGTCGTTGAGCTGCGCGTTGCATCGGTTACTGGTACGGTGATCAAGCGCATACAGCTCAAGTCAGACCAGATGGTGCTGATCGCTCTTGGCAAAGACTATTGGGAGTTCCCTGGTGGCTGTTACGTGAAGCTTGTTTCTGGTACGGTCTCTGGAACGCTTGACTACTAAGGAGGCAGTCATGGCCGGAGCAGTCGCATATAGGGGATTGGAGTGGAACGGTGCCACGAACGCTCAACGGGCGTTTCTGCGTGCCATTCTGAACGCTGTACACCTTGGGCAGCCTGCGTTGCATGACAACGGTTCAGGTGTGAACTGGTATGTGTTCGATGATCCACGAATCGATCAGACGTTTGTTGAGAATCTGGCGTGGGCGAACACTGCACTGCCAGCGATCACAACGGAACCGGATAGGTCGTATGTGGTGCCGGACGGTGCCGACCCGTTGCTCGTTGCGTCTCAGGCGCAGGGCACTACGCCGTGGTTCGCTGCTGCCGGGGCTGTCCCTGACGGCTGGTTCCCAGTGGTTCCCTGATGGGGATTCTCGCTAGCACCGAACTGTTGATGCAGGCGAAGAACTATTCAGGTTCAGGTGACTGGCTCGACGAGACAGGCAACGGGCATGACGCCCAGTTTGGGTCTACTGCTGGTGCCGACACGAACGACCCGCAAGTTTTGGCGTATGACGCCGACCAGTATGTGTACCTGTCTGGTACGTCAGGCAACAAAATAACAACACCGGGTCGTAATCTGTTGGGTTGCGATTCGTCGTGGTTTGCGCAAGGGACGGGTGGGTTGTGGACTGTCGGAACGCCGTCGACAGATTTTGCGTTGGGTGCTTCGTCAAGGTCGTTGAAGGTCAGCGGCGGTGTGTCAACGGCGATTACGCCGGGGACGGATGCTGCCGTGTTCTCCTTGTACGTCTATTCGGTTGCTGGTGACACGTTTGACATCAACGGTTCGGCGGGTACCGCTGTTTCGGCTGGTACATGGACTCAGTTG